CCCTCTTTTTTAAGCTTGCGAATGTTAGAACTAATCTGTTTAGGATTGTTACCACGCATTAAAGGCATAATACTCTCCTAACAGATTGTAAATTCACCACCACGTAACATCGCACCCATACCACGGCTAGTGCCTGTAACAACAATACCTTTAGCTGTTTGCGGAGTTTTTTCCGAAGTAGCTTTGGCGTACGGAATACGACCCTGGTCTTTAATATCCGCATAGTTTGTCGCTTTAGGAGTTTTTCCCGGTGTAGTTCCGTTAACTTTTACAGTTCTCATCATTAATTTCCTCTGTTGGCACGTAATCGTAATAGTTCTCTTTCAGCTTGTGCGTTTAAGCGCTTGGCTGTCATTTGCTCTTGGCTTTGTAACCTATCATCAAACTGACGGCTTCTCTCTCCCATTTTCTGTCGCTCTAACTCTAACTTAGCCTGACTTTCTTGGATATCCGCCACCGTCGCTTGCTCTTTAATACCTATTTCCTTCTCTTTGAGCGCGATTAGCGGATCCGGACCTTGCTCCTGCTGACCTTGTCCCGCTATCTGCATGCTCAATTGTCGTAAAGCCTGTAACTCTTGAGCAATATTCTGCGCAATCATCATTTCTATTTCAAGCATTTGATCGTCATTAGGCGGCTGACCCTGACTTTGTTGCATGAATTGCATCATAGCCATTTCTTCCGATTTAATCTTAATATGCTCTGTTACGTGCTTTTGCAAAGCAATTAGTATTGAGGGCGTTTGTGACGCTATAGGTGATGCACTAAATAACAAATGCGACATGATATGCGCATCATGGTTTTGTCCATCAAATGCCTTCATCTCTACATTTTCCATTGCATCAATGTGCTCTTGCGCCGGATCTTTAGGAATCGGTTGTTCCGTACTAGGCTGGTTTAACAGCTTATCTACGTCTTTTACACCTAAAGCATCATACATACGGCGAAACGCTTCATGCATGTTGTGCATTTCAGGCGCTTGAGTAGCCATTTGTAACTGCGATTGCGCCAAGGCAATACGCTGAGCTTGAGAGAAGATATTAGGGTTAGAAACCGGAATTACGTCTACACGATCATCAAAATCCGACGCCATAACCGTTTCATCACCGCCCTCTACCGAGAAAGGGTATTCCTGGGGCAGGGATTCATGCATTACCCGTGTCAAAAGTTTAAATTCTTGACGCATGGCGTAGTGTAATCGCTTGTGCACCGCACTCATTACGCGGCTGCCTTGCTCAAGCATAGCTACGGTAGTGCCAACAGGCGCATTTTGATTGCCTTCGCCTACCTTTAAGTCAGTAATAGCTCCAAACCGCTTACCCGCTTCTACTACAAAGCCCAATAGCTGGAATAAGGTTGTATCCGGGCCTTTAAACGGTAAAGGCAGCAAGCTTTCACGAATAGAACCACCCGGCGCGTCCACATCTCTGAACTCTCCCGGCTGCAAAGGCTCGGAATCGTCTCGTATACGCATTCCACGCGCTTTAAAGCCCGCAGGTAAGTTAGACAACGTGCCCGCATCAATAAGCTGCCTAAGCGCCGCTGTGGCCGTCCTAGAAAGACCGCCTATCGTGTGGATTAAACCTAAACCGTAAAAGCCAAAGCCTGGTAAGAACTTATAATGCACAAAATATTGTACTTTTTTGCGATCTTCGTCGTCTTCTGCGTAATTTCGACGGACAGAAAGCACTGTGCCACTGTTTTCGACTACGGTGACGATATAAGGCAGCTTTATGCCCGTTTCCTCACCCTCTTCATCAAGGTCTTCAAAGCCCTCTAGATCCAGCTCTACGTGAAACTCTAATAAAGTAACGTCATAATCAATGTTAGAAGCATGCACACCTTCAATATGATCTTGTTCGTCTTGCAACTCACTAGAAGTGTTCTGGCCCGGCAACACAGGGACGTCTACGTAAAAGCCCGCTACCTGTAACTTGCGCAATTGGTTCAAAGGCATGGATAACACATGCGTTACGCACGGGCAGCTCTGTAAACTAGACGTTTCGTAAGGCACCACCAAGTGTTCTGCGGGCACAAACTTACTTACCGCTCTATTTAAAGCTTCATCAAAATAAACTTTCTTAAACGTAGAACCCGCCAACGGCAAAAAGAACAACATTTGATCAAAATCAGGTGTGTATTCTTCCATTACATTAGTAATGTAATAATTCATAAACTCTTTAACACGGCGAGCTTGTTGCTCTTTCTCTTTAGTCGGCGCTCCTATCACAGAAGTGCGTACAGGGCCGTCAGCGGGCAGTAGTTCGTTAAAAGCTTGTGCTTGGAACTGGGTGGCAGCTTCGGCTAAAAGAGGGTGTGTGACGCCGGTAGAGCCCCTAAATGGAAGTGTGCGCTCTTCATAAGTAAAGCCTAGTAGGTCTAAACCATTACGGTACGCATCTTCCCAATCTTGACGTGACGCTTTATTAGAGTCGTACTCGCCCATAAGAGTGTTAGCTATAGACCCCAAGAACCCGGTATCCATCTCTTCGGCAAGGTTACGGCTAAAGTCCCCTTCGTCCACGTCCCGCATAGACGGATCAAAGTCTATAGTGACTCCGCCGTCCTCTTCTTCAATAATCTCTATGTCCATACCTTCGCTGGGCGTGGGTTCCATAGCGTTAGGAACGGCAATGTCCACTTGATCCTCAATGGAAAGATCTATCGGATCTTCCCGACGCTCAACCATTGGAGTTATGCTTTCACCGTTTGCCATCTTAATTACCTTTGCGGTTTGTTAATGTTGCACGTGGAACCTATTATACAAAATAATCGTCGTCCATCCCAGATACACCCATTTCTTTGTATCTTCTGTAAGCATCTTGCAAGAAACTCGGCACGTCCTCGTCGAATACACCTACTTCGTCGTAAAGCGAAAACAGCTTATCGTAGTCGCGGGCCTTTATAACAGAGTTTGAAGGGCCCCTAATTTCAGATGTCGGCTTCGGCCTGTCAGGGTCTATAAAGTCAATTTCCACGGTCAGTCGTGGGCGCCCCGTTTTGTTGTTGCGTAAAGAGAAAATGCCGGCTCTTCCCGACGCTAAGGCTTTTCGTCCACCGAGGCTGTAGTTTCCGCTTTCCGAGTATCCACCCACTGAGTGGTCCATCAACGCGCCTTCGAGCTCCGTGTAAGCAGGCTCTGTTATTCTAAACCAACCTTCATTGTCAAAGTCATCGACCTTCTTAACACCCTTTTCTAGCAAAAACTTAGAATCAGGCAAAGTCCTGTTAAAAATGTTTTCCGGAGGTATTTCCTCTAAGCTGGCTTCTTTTATTGCGCGAGTCTCTTTTTTGAAATCTTTAGAGAAGTCACGAACCTCACGAACGTCCTTTGCTACGCCGGTCTTCTGGACGTTAGCCACTATATCGGGAACGGACATATTCTCAAGTTTGTTAGCAGGCAGAGACATGATTCCGTCAACCATCTCTTCCGGCAAAATAAAACGTAATCCGTCTTTAGAGATTCGATACGGGTCGATTTCATAAATCGGTTCGGATTCCGCAAGGGCTCTAGCTATTGCGGGGTTGTCTAAAGCGGCTTCCGCGTATTCTTCGGGGTACGCTGGCATGATGTAGGTTTGGTTCTGTAACTCTTGAGGTACTCCCTCCTGAGTCATTCTTTCCTGTTCTCTTTTTATCAAACCAAGTCTGTAGTCAATAGAGTCACGGGAATCAGCTTCGGCTATAATACCCGTGGCCCTGTCGTATGCTTCTTCAAACTTTTCTAAAGCGGGGGTTGTGCGAGAGGCGCCTTTTTTAGAAGCTGCGTAATCGTCTCGCGCTTGTTTTAAAAGCTCAGGGGTTATGTTTTCCGTAAAGATAGGATCTATCTTTCCTTCAAGCATTTGAGTTCTAAGCGGGTCTGAACCGGTGCCGTAAGACTTTTTAAAGTAGTTTTGGATTCGTCCGGCAAGGCTCATAGCCAGACCTTCGTCCATACCCGAAGAGATTAACTGATCCGCATAAAAAGCGGGAATGGTCTCGGCCCCCGAATCACGAAAGTAGGATGGCATCCCTGTGTCTTCAAAGTCAGGGCCAAGCGGGTTTTCTTTTTTGCTCATCGGCATATACACGCCGCCCTTGGGCTTAGCGGCCATACCGGCCATGAAGTCAGTGCCGATGTCTACGCCAGGCATAGCCGCGCCGGTGCCCATTGTTTCCATGGCAAGCTCAATAGTCTCTTCCGGCGTGATTTGCTTACCTTTCAAAGCGGCGGCAGGTGCCAACATAACTTTTAACGTATCGTACGCTAAACCCGGAACCGCCAACTCTTGCGAGCCGCTCCTACGGTCTGCTTCCGGAAGGAGCATGGCTCTATCTAATCCCGGCTCTAACCCTAGCACTTCAAAAGCGTACTGCTCTAAAGGAGTAGCTTGGTCTAATCTTTTCTGAAGGGTTAAGTTTTGCTCGCCGGTGTCTACTCGCGGTCGCTCGTTAGAAGTGCCATAAAAATTACCACGGCCCT